TAGAAGATGCCGGATGAGCTGATTAAGAGTGTTTTCTTTTTCAAGATCGAAGCAATCAACCATCTTCCCTTCGTTATCGAAGTAGAAGAAGGGTATACATATTGCCATCCGTTCATCGGCTATACCTACGACAGCTAGATACCTACGCTTCCAGGTTTCAACGTCGACTGCAAGCCAGAGTGGGTCAGAATTAGATCTTCTATCTGCTTCTGCAATCCAGGCTCGGAGCTGTTCTTCAAGAGGAGCATAATTTCCATCTGCAAGTACTGCATAGTTTGGAGCTGCCCAAGTTGTTTTTCCGTCAAGAAAACGCTTAGCTCTAGCGCGCAAATCCTGGCATGTAGTATTACGAAGGCTCCAATCACGCATAATACTAGCAGGATGGATGATAGGTAGATAAGGGTACTTGACATTTGCTATCTCTCTGGTGTAGGTTTGAGAGCCTCTCCAGCTCATTATTCCTGAAGGGAGTTTAAAGCCCTTTTGAGTGCTAACCTTTGCATGATCGGTGAGTGCCCAAAGCGGCCAGTTCCCACAACCGATAATAAGCTTAGGCTTGACGCGATCAATGAGAGCTTCGAGCTTATCATAGCCAGCGCGTAGCATTGATCGGGGCTTAACTCCACGTATGTCAACGGCTGATTTGTTGGAGTTTGGTTCGAGGTATTGAGTGAAGTCATTTCCTTCCGGATGACCATCGACGAGGTTAGTACAGAGGCAATCTGATCGATTGATTCCTGCATCAAAGAGAATACGATCAAGTTCCTTTCCACTATATCCGACGAAAGGTTTCCGCTCGCGGAGTTCTTCTGCTCCCCAAGCTTCGCCGACAATGAGGACTGTCCCAAGAGATCGTGGTCCGGATGTATAGAGGAAGGGGTCGAGTTCGCTCTGCAATAACATGGTACAACTCCGGCGCTTCTATGCAGGTCTTCAGTCTGAACGTACTGTCCGGTTCCGTGACATTTTGGGCAGTGTGGATCGCTGGACATTTAGCTTTTCCTTCTAATCCATATCTAAAAGGTTTTGGATTGTTGCCTGGGCTTTTTCTTCACGTTCAGACTCCGAAAGTCGGTTTAGCTTAGTCCTTCGAGGTCCTTTCGGAACCTCCCAGGCTTGGCGCATAGACTCAGTTTGCGGATCGTAATACGGCGTGTCTGGTGCGACGTCGAGCCAACCTTGGGTGGATTGAGGTGCTTGACAGCATCTATAGCATACGGGGGCTTTTCTTGCTGGATGCATCCGCACACCTTCTACGAGAAGTCTTTTATGGAAGATGTCCTCGTAGGTTGAATAACTAAGATCATAGTTATAGCCTTTGTCGGTACGGATTATAAGCTCTTGTTCTGTCCACTTGTTTCCGCACTCGCACTCGCAAGGGCATATGGCCAGGATTGCTCTCTCGTTCATTTAGGGTGAAATCCGCTTTTATTCGGGTGACCTTCGAGATGGGCTTGTTCTTCTAGCTCGTCTACTTCTGGTAGTGAAGCTGACGGCGTAAGCTCTTCAACTTCGCGGGGTTCGATAGAGAGTCTACCCATAGCCTGTGCGTAATATGTCTCATCAAGTTCGATACAGATAGTGCGAGCTTTTCTTCGGTCGGCTGCAGGTATGATAGAACCGCTACCCGCGCAGGGGTCAAGTACAACCTCGCCCGGAAGTGTCGTAAGCTTGAGTAGGACATCTAAAAGTTCCTCAGGTTTGTTCGCAGCGTGAGTCCGATCGTTTTTATTATCTTGAGGGAAGGATAAAATGTCGCGACCGCCAGGATAGACCAGCTCGTCTTGACCCTTAACCGCAAAGAGTATAATCTCATAGCTACGTTGAAAACCCGCCCGCNGGGCGCGCGAGAGCCGCGGGTTTTATCCCAGATGATTGGAGTACGGAATACTGTCCAGGCTTGTTGTGCGGCATAGGTTCTCAGCTCTACAAAATGGTCAATGTCACAAAACATGAAAAGCGTAGCGCGTGAAGAGGCAAGCCGAAAACCTTCACGAAGAATGGTTTTGCAGATGTCGAGGGCGTTATCTGCGCTATCATCGTAGAAGTGCTTCGACTCTTGCCCAGCATTGTGAGCTTCAATCCCATATGGGGGGTCGCATATGATGGTGTTGATCGTGGCTGGGGGGAGGGTTTTAAGCACTTCACGGCAGTCGCCTTTGATGATCTTATGAGGTGAGGTTGCTTGGTTTATGGTGGACATATTCAGGCGAGCTAAGAACTTCTGCTCACCTTCATCGAGGATCGCCCGCATGGCTTCCTCGGCGCTCTTAGCTTTCTTAACCCGCGGGTTGTTCTTGTGTTCTTGGATGAGAACGGCTTTAGCTACCGCTTGCTTCTCATGTGCGTGGGTGGTGCCTTTGAGCTCAGCTACTTCTAGAGCGGTTTCCTTGTAAGTCTGGAGAGGGTTTTCGCTCTTGCGGAGTTTGTGCAGATTAGCCTTCGCCTCAGTCTCTTCCATCCAGGTGAGATCTTCTCGCCGGAGGTTTTCTTCGAGTTCGAGTTCGTAGAGATCAGCTTCATCCAGATCGGAAATAAGTGTATAGGGGACGTGATTTTCAGGAACAAGCTGCCCGTCATGGGAGAACGGTAAACTGCTTGCGTGTAGACTATCCATCGCCCGGAGCCGTCTCTCGCCGGCCCGGAGGCGGTAAGAGCCATCTTCCTCTTGCGAGATAACAACAGCATGGAAGAGCCCTTTGGAATGGATGGAACGAGCTAGCTCTTCAAGAGCCTTAGGTCCTATCTCTTTTCTCTGGCGGTCCATTACTATTACTTGGCTTATAGGCAAGGTTTTCACTTTTAATCTCCCGTACTTTAATAGGCGTAGGTGGCGTTAGCGCGATCGTGGGCTTCCCATTGGTCAATGAGTTGCAAAACGTAATCAGGAGGCAGCTTAGCTATTTCGATAAGATCTACAATATCTACATCGACGTCGCAAAGCCGTCTCCTGACTCTAGGGTCTAAGGCATCGAACAGCGGCATGAGCTGTACGCTCAACTCTGTCTGCTCAGCGGGTGTCCGACGCCTTAGATTCGTCATTAGAGGTTCTTAGCCAGCTTTTCCAACACTCTGCACATTGTTGCGCGGGGTGCCGTTACGGTCGGGGGCGAGGGTCACAGCCAGCTTGGCGGGACCTGCACCAACGAGTTTTCTAAGTGAAAACCCAGGAGTGTTGAGGTCGAGCGCTTCGCGAAGCCGTCCAAGCTGTACGTTCTTGCCCTTGCCAAGGTCAAGACCGCCGCTATCAGAGAGGTCGAGGAATACGGACTGGCGGACCGTAGCTTTATCCCGACCAAGGTCAGCGAGTACCTTTGGATCGACATTGATGAGGTCCCAGGTAATGTCGGCCGGATAGAAACTCTTTCCATCCTTGCCTTCGGTTTGACGGACCTTCACGTCTGCGATTACCCCCATATACTCTCCCGCAGGGAGAGTCGGATAGGTGGTGTCGTTAGCGCCGGATACTTCTTCCTGCATAAACTGATCTGGGTCAAATACACCTGACATAGGTTAGCTTCCTTTGGTTGGGTTGGTTGGTGTTTGTGCGAAGTTGATGCGTTGTTTCCAAGCTTTGATGATTGGGGTATAATCCGCACTTAGCTTCGGAGCTATGGGCAGCGAACGGTTCTTTAAAGCTACGTTCGCCGCACTTGTGGACCAGTAGAACTCTGTTCCTTCGCGATAGCTCATCACGACTTCCGAGAAGAATCTCGGAATTGTAGGGGCCAGCTTTTTACCTAAGGTGCTGACCATGATCTTTGTAAGCCCGGTATTTTCTTCGAGTTCTTTTTCCATATGGGCTGTAATGACTAGTGGGCATTTCAAGCCGGAGGTTAGGGTTATGAGGAACTTCTCCAGCAGCTTCATAGCTATTCCCCACTCCCCGGGATTGGCTGTAGCTTTATCCCCAATAGTGACGTCCATAGCCATAAGGTTAAGCCCAGATAGACTGTCGATAATGACTGCGCGAGTTGGATCGAATTCAGTAATGGAGCCATAGGATTTTCCATCTCGCTCGCATACGAAGTTGTGGCAGGCTCCGAGGAGGTCGATCCACTTGGAGTTTCCTCGGTTGTTGGTGGGCTTTTGGTCGCTAAGGAACTTTTGATCTGCCATTGCGACGAGCTTTGCCTGAGCGATAAGACCTTCGAAGCCGACTCGCGCCGGAGTGACTTGTCGCCAGTGGAGCTTTTCGATCGGGAGGTTCTTCTTTTGCCAGGCATTGAGAAGGGACTCCAATCCGTTGGGTTCGGTTAGGATTACGAAAACGTCTAGGTCGTTGGGCTTGTCAGCGAGAGTGCTAATGGCCCAGGTTTTACCTGAGCCGACTTCGCCTATATCGAGAATTGCTGGGGCGTCAGTTGTCATGAGCTAGTTCTTTTGGTTAGGGTTTATAGGGGCGAAGTTTAACGGAGGCTGCGGCTTGAAGATTTCTTCGAGCAGCATTTTGGAAAGCTGGTCGGAGGCGGTTTTAAGCCCTGCAAGGTTGCTGCCGGCGTATTGGACGTTGAAAGCTTCGTCTTGACCGCAGATGAGGCCAAGACTGGTGAGCTTACCTGAGATAACGCTTTGCGCAGCGGCTTGTAGGTTGCTGAGCATGATCTGCTGGAACTCATTGAGTTCAGGAAGCTGGTCTACTTGTTCGCTTTTCGACGGCATTTTGAAGTTCCTTGGTTAGCTTACGGTTGCGTTTTTCGAAATAAGAATCTATACCTTTGAGGATGGTGTAGAAGTCTAAGCCGACGCGTGAACATTCTTCTATACCGCCGGAGATACCAGCTTCGAGTTCTTCATCAGTATAGTCTGTGATGCGTTTAAACTTCGTCATCTTTACGCTCCTCTGGTTTGAAATATCTGCGTTTAAACTTGCCCTTTTTCTCAGGCTCTTCGTAGGTGTAGTTTTCCTTTACCTCGGAAACATGATAGGCTGTTCCGGGATACATCTTCGCAGCGTTCTTCGCGGCGTTGATAGCGGTGAGCTTGTCGTGGTAGATCGGTGTCTGGGTCTGTTTGGTTACGACGTAGGATTTGGGTTTTGGCATTGGTTTAGCTTCCTTCTAATCTTCCGCAACTGGGTTCCATTTTTCTACCACGTAGTTGTTGAGCCAATCTTCGGGTTCCTTGGCTTGGCAGAGCTGCTGCATGGGACAACCGCCATAAGAACTACAAGCATCGGCGAAGTTATATGGATAGTAGTTTTGTGAGTGGAAGGCTTTTAGCAGCTCGAGGGAGTTGTATAGTTCTTGTTCCCAGCGCTCGATGAGGATGTCTGGGTACGATAAGGGGTGAGATAGAAAGTTAGTATCAGTTTTAAGCAGTCCGGTACCTCTGACGACTACGTTCGAAACATTGTAGCCGAGTTTTCTACAAGCCCATAGATAGCCTAAAAACTGACCTCGCATGTCCCATTGTTTCAGCCAGTATGGCCCGAGGCTTCCAGTAGTTTTATCGTCCAAAACGACAAGAAGGTTATTGACTTTGTACTGACCAAGTAGATCGAAACGACCCACATAAATGAAAGGATCACCGTTAGGATGGTTGACAGGCAGAGGTATGGCAAAGCTGAACTCTGTCGTAACCTTTTGGCTTCCGTCAGGTTGTGTAATGACCAGCGGCTGTACTTCGTCGTAAAAGGGGTGAAACTCATTGAGATAAAGCTCCAAAGCATAAAGTACGTTGTGGATGTTCTTTGGGCTATCTTCCATCAGGTCGAGCGGGAAGTCGTTCCAAGCCTTTAAC